AACCGATTAAATACGAGTGCAAGCCATCATTGATTGTATGACAAATATAAAGAGTCCAAAAATACTCAAAAATGTAATATCGTCAATGCAAAGAGACGAGATTGCAGAACATGTCATTACAAGGCCGCAGATTTATAATCTATTTGATAAGGATATTGGAAGAAAAAGTGCAGATATAGACCCAAAATACATTGATGGAAAATCATTATCTCCAGAGGTATATCATTTGCTTGATACGATTGTTGCTGAGAATTTTTCTGATACTGCCATACCGTCTTATTTTAAGTGGTTTCAATACTCTCCAAGGCATGGCAAACCAGCGCTCCCTGCTCATTTAGACGGTAACGCATGCACATACACTGTTGACATACAACTGAGGTCAAGCGTTGCGTGGCCAGTTTGGGTGAATGCAGAAGAGTTTCTATGCGAAGACCTTGATGCTCTTTTGTATTATGGTGTTGACCAATTACACTGGAGACCGAAATTTACTGGTCATAAATATGATGATTATGTAGAGGTGCTAATTGCTCACTACGCAGAACCAGACCATTGGTATTTTGGAAATCCAGATGATTACCCAGTGCACAAAGAAGATTATCATGCAAACTATAAGAAGCGCGAAAAAGAAATGATTGAGAAATACTTTCACGAATCAATGTTTTATCACCAAAAATAATTAAAGAACAAGAGGAATAATGTCTGATTTTGTATCAAAATACCAATTCAATGGCTCATATATGGTTAGAAGAATGCCAAACCACGAATCATTGAAGCCAGTAATGCTGGGCCTTATTCAGTCTGCTCAATCTGAATCCAAAAAGGACCCATCTAATAATCTTGAACAAATTTCGAAGTATGATTTTTCACTTGTAGAAAATGAAAGACCATGGTCGTCGTTATTCTCCGAATACTTTAATGGTTTTATGGCTACTCTTCCAGATTCAATATTGCACAAGAATCCAGAAATTCGCGGTGTGTGGTTCCAGCAATATGAAAGTGGAGACTTTCATCATTGGCATCATCACGCTGGGTCTAATTTTGCTGGAATTTATTACCTAGAACTGCCAGATTTTAGTTGCGCAACTGAATTTATTGAGCCTTTCAATACATCAGTTGCGAAGAGATTTAATGTTTCTGAAGGAGATGTGGTTTTATTCCCAGCATCTCTTATTCACCGTTCACCAGAAAATACTTCAAATCAGAGAAAGACAGTTGTTGCTTTTAACTTTGATTTTCTTGATTTGACAATCTAGCGATTGTCAATCTTTGAATTTGGTGCATAGTATCCTTCGTTTTCAAAATATGCTTTGACAAACTCATCAGTACCTATTGCATTCCAGCCGCCGTCATATTGCCAAGCAAAATTAAACTTGTTGAATGACATAAAGTTGATTGCCCAGGAAAGTGTCCTGGCATCAATTTTGCCGCCAGCCTCTTTGGCAAAAACATATTCATGGGGACCAATCGTTGCATATACGAATATGACATTGCTCAAGTTTGGCTTTAGCCATTCTGGGAAATTTGGGTTAGATAGCCACTCGCACTTAAATGCCTTGCATGGGTTCTCTGGCCTGTCTTCATATATCGAGCACCCAGAACCAATGTCCGTAAAGTGACAAGGCTTTCCTTCGTAGAACGATATCCCGTTAACCTCGCCAGATAGGTGCCCCTCGCAACACTTTGTGCATGTTCCGCAACTTCTGTCTCTGACTACGAGGCGAAACGGCTCTTTTTTGTCCATGACGAAATACTACCGCTATTATGTACAAATGGTGATTTTTACAAAAAATTTTCACTCCTTAACACCAACATGGGACGAAATAAATAAAAATATTGAAGAATCAAAATTATCTGGAAGGCCGTTTCGTTGCATAGGTGGTTGTTTTACAATGACGACAGACGGCCACACAATTGAGCCTGCAAAAGTTGTTTTAAATATGCTTGGGTTGACCGTCGCGCATGTATATGTATCAACAGCAAAGGGAAATCATGGTTTTGGAAAACATAGCGATGCCGAGGATGTGCATTTTTGGCAGTGTAAGGGTTCAACAAAATGGATTACAGATTTCGGAGAGTATGTACTGGAGCATGGAGACCTCATCTATGTCCCAGCAGGAGTAAGCCATGAGGTGATATCCCTTGGCCCAAGAGCAGGGCTATCAATGAGCAAATAATCGCATATAGCCATCTAGGTTTGCTATGCTTTGAGGCGACGGTAACAAAGATTGGTAAATCAAAATGTCTAACTCGCCAAACATCGCATTCTTAACATTTGACTGGTCTTGGGGAACAAAGCCGCTTCAGCCCAATGGATGCGGTTGGTATCGCTGCCTGCTTCCATCAAGGGAACTTAAGAAGCACCAGTGGGGAACTGGTATGGGCTTCCCAGGGTTTAATGAAGCGCATGGATTTGGCCTAATGGTTGAGGATGAAAAGGCAGTACACGGCTGGGACATAATCGTTTTCAAACTCATCATGCACCAGCGAGTTCTTGATGAGATGCAAAAAGCAAAAGCGCTAGGGCAGACAATCGTCGTGGATATTGATGACTGGCACGACGGTCTCGAAAAGACTAACCGTGCCTACGATGTTACCGACCCAGAAAAAAGTCCAGAGAATAACCGAGATATCTACAATAAAATTATCTCTCTCGCAGATGCCATTATTGTCTCAACCCCATTCCTTGGTGACTACTACTCAAAAATGAATGACAATGTATTCATGGTGCGCAATGGGATAGACCTCGACAGGTGGAAGAGAAAGCCAGTCAACTTTGTTGACAAACCAACAATCGGTTGGGTTGGGGCTACCCCTTGGCGCTCAAGCGACCTCGAATCAGTAGCAGATTCGGTTGGTTCGTTTATCAATAGCAATGGTCTCAAGTTTCACCATTCTGGGCATTTGCAGGCCAATGCGGCGCACGCAGCAGACCAACTTGGTATTAGCAGGGACAGCACGACAACTATGCCTTTGGTGCCGATTCTTGATTATCCAAAACTATTTGCTCCTATTGATATTGGAATTGTTCCGCTGAATGATGTGCAGTTCAATCATGCAAAGTCATTTATCAAAGGACTTGAGTATGTCGCTGCTGGTGTTCCTTTTATTTCCTCTTGGTCTCCAGAGTATGAATTCATGGCTAACCACGGAGTTGGAAGAGTAGCAAGGAACAAGAGTGAATGGGAATACCATTTGAGCGAACTTATGGACCCAATCATGCGCCGCGACGAGGTTGAAGTAAACCTTGAGAATGTAAAGAATCTCTTTACCATGGAAAAGCGCGGACCTGAATGGAATTATGTTTATCGCTCAATACTAGAAGGTGCGGAGAATGCATGACATCTCTTGGACCTTTGGGATAATCACTATTTATGAGGACAAGAATCGCCTTAATCAAATAGTTGAGAACATCCGCAGTCTTAGCATCCCTGAATACGAAATACTTTTCGTTGGTGGTGGCGATTCATCTGGAATAGAAGGTGAAGACATTGTCAAGATTGACTTTGACGAGTCGGTAAAGCCAAGATGGATTACCCGCAAGAAGAACATTCTTGTTCAGAAAGCAAAATACGAGAACATCGTGTTGATGCATGACTATCACATTTTTGATAATGCTTGGTATGAAGAGTTTAAGAAGTTTGGGACAGATTGGGAAATATGTTCGTGTCCGCAGTATTTAATCACTGGCGCACGCAACCCAATGGACTGGTCTCTATGGGACAAGCCAGGACACGGTAGGGCTTGGTCTCTTGACTATAACGACTGGACCCAAACGCAGTACATGTATATCTCTGGTGGATTCTTTATGCTAAAAAAGCATGTAATGCTAGAGGAGCCACTTGACGAGTCACGAGGCTGGAACGAAGAGGAAGATGTTGAGTGGTCAATGCGCGTACGGAATAAATATGTGATGAAATGCAACGGTAAAAGTATCGTTCGCCACAACAAGTGGCACAGACATGCAGGACCAAACCCACATGAAAAGTAACTTCCTTGTAATATTTGACCTTGATGGGGTTCTAATTGAATCACGGGATGTCCACTATGACTCGCTTAATATCGCCCTAAGCAGGATTGACCCAAAGTATGTCATTACTCGGGATGAGCATTTATCCAGATATGACGGACTAGGCACCACAACGAAGTTGAAGATGTTGACGCTCGATAAAGGACTTCCAGAATCAACGCACCAAAAAATATGGGAAGATAAGCAAGAGGCGACGCTTAAGATATTGGCGGAGTTTCCGAAGAACTATGTAGCGATTGACATCATGCAGACCCTGAAAGAGCGCGGCTGGAAAATAGCGGTAGCCAGCAATGCGAT